TATATGTATGTTTCAAGAGTGGACGCAGAACTCTCGCAGGATTCTTTAGATTCTTATTTAGACGGAAGTGGAAGTACAAGTGTAAAATCAGCTATTGAAGGAGATACAACTTTAGGTGGAGTGGTAAGTTCTGCTAGAGTTGTTGAAGCGTCTAATTATGGTGTTTATACTGTAAATAGTATTGATTACTTAGGCGTAGAATTTAGCGTGGAGATAATTACATAATGTATGAAGTGATAAATGGAATAACTGTTAAAGATAAATACTTTGCTGAAGGCGAGTTTATTGACGGCAAAGCTATTCCACAAAAAAGTATTAAATGGTTAGTTGAACAAGGTACGCTTGTTAAAATTACAAAAGCCGAAAAAGAAAAAAAATTACAAGAAGCTAGTAAAGTAAGGGCAAGGAATGACAAAGGTCATTATATTGCAGACGACCCTAACACAGAAGAAAACGAAGCGTGGGTAGATAAGGAAGAAGAATAATGGACAAAGAGTTTAAATCAATAGACTTTGCTTTAGATAATGAAACTGAAGGCAAAGTAGAAGCAGTTTTCTCTGTATTTAATAATGTAGATTCTGACGGAGATGTAGTTTTACCAAACTCACTAAAATCATTTAAAGGTTTAGAAGGCGAAGTACCAATGGTATGGTCTCACAAATGGGAGAATCCTATTGGAAAAGGTCGCATAGTACAAGACAATGACAAGGCAACATTCAAAGGCGAGTTTATTATGTCGTCTGAGAGTGGCAAAGAAGCCTATGAAATTGTCAAAGCTATGGGAGATTTACAACAATGGTCATTTGGATTTCAAGTTGATGACGCAGAACAAGGAACTTTTCAAAAGGACGGACAATCAGAAGATGTCAGGTATATAAAATCTGCTACTGTATTTGAAGTCTCCCCTGTTCTTGTTGGTGCAAACCAATCAACTTATACTGTTGCAGTAAAAGAACAAAAAGAAAAAGATGTTAAAGATGTTGAATCAGGTCTTAGATTCACAGATGAAGCTGATAATGTGCTTATCACAATTAACAGTTTCATTGATAGAGCAAAAGAACTTACTTCTTTACGCTTAGATAAAGGCAAAACATTGTCAAAGTCTGCTCAAGAATCCCTTATGCAGATTCAAGACCGAATCCAAGAAGTCTATAACGATTTAGACAACATTCTTGGACTAGGAAAAGAAGAAGCTGAGCAACCTAAAGATAATATTGACTCACTTTGGCTAAACACACAAGAAGTCTTGGCAAGAAGTCAAGGCATAATTAATGAAGGAGATAAAGTTGAGTAAATTAACAGAACTCACACAGGAACTCCACGCATTAAGAGAAAAGCAATTCGGTGCAATCAAAGAAATGAAGGACACTTTTGAAGAAGGGTCTGAAATATCTGTTGAGAAAAAACAAGCTATCGAAGATAGAAATGCCGATATTGAAAAACTTAATGAAAAAGTTAATGAATTAAATGCTCTAGAAACTCAAGAAGCAAGACTTGAAGAAGCATTAGAAAAAGGTAAAGAAGTAAAATCAATGCCTATTCACAATGAGAAGGAAGTCATAGAGAGAAAAACTCTTGGCGAACAACTTATTGACTCTAATGCCTACACAAGTTTTATGAATAATGGGCAAAAGAACATTAATTCAGAACTAAAGTGGAATCCAAAAGTAGAACTAAAAACTACTTTGACAGAATCAGGTTATCCACCTGCCGTAACTAGGTCAGACTTAATCGTACCTACTGCTTTGAGAAACCCTCAGACAGTAATCGATTTGATTGATACTATTACAACAGATAATTATCAATATAAATATCTAGAAGAATCCACATTCACAAACAACTCTTCTGCAACAGCAGAAGGTGGGGCATTGGGCGAAAACGCACTTGCTTTCACAGAAAAGACAGAGAACATTCGTAAGATTGGCTCATTCTTACCTGTAACCGATGAGTTGTTAGCTGATGTCTCAGCAGTAAGTGGTTATCTTGACTCAAGATTACGAACAATGGTTAATCTTGCAGTTGGAGACCAATTACTTGCAGGAGGTGGCTCAGGTGCTAACTTAACAGGTCTTTTGAATGTATCAGGAATCAATACTTTTGATTTCTCATCATTCTCAGGAAACCTTAAGAGAGTTGGACAAGTTTATGAAGCAATTACTGAAATTCAGAAAGATAGCTTCTTAAGTCCTGACGCAATAATTATGCACCCTTCAGATTGGTATCAAGTTGTTACTGAAGTTAACGCAGTTACTACAAGTGGTAGCTTGAATCCATTATTTGTTGGTGCAGGACAGTTCGGTGGGCAAGTTGGACAAACACTATGGGGACTCCCTGTCGTGTTAGACACAACTAGACCTGCAGGAACTCCGATTGTTGGAGTATTCGGTGGAGGACAAGCGTGTCATATTGTCGCAAGACAAGGTATGGAAGTCGCTATGTCTGATTCCCACGATGAAAACTTCGTAAAAGATATTATGGTTATGAAGGCAACCGTTAGATTAGGATTCCCTGTCTATCGACCAACTGCTTTCTGTACTATTACTAACTTTTAATAGTTAATAATGGCTTTGATGTCCCATTCCAATTATGTGAGTGGGACATCTAGCAAAAAGGAAATGATGAAATTAAAAAAAGATATTTATATGAATGACGAAGGACTTTGTAAAGAGTCTGCTGAAGGTATGCCAAAAGGTTGGCGTAAAGGAAAACTTGTTGCAAGAGCAGGTTGGGAAATGCCTGACGCAGAATACAAAGCTCTTAAGTTTGTAGAAGCAAAAGCAAAAGCACCTAAAGAAAACAAATCAAAGTAGGTCTTTAAATGGCACAGTATGTTGATAAAACAGATTTTAAAGCATACATTGGTTTATCAGGGTCAGCTCAAGATGACAACATTGATACTGCTATTGATTCTGCTTGTAGATTAATTGACGCAATTACAGGTAGAAGATTTAACCAAGATAGTTCTGCCAATGCAAAAGTATTTACACCAAAGTCGAGTGTCTATCTTGATGTGCCTGATATAAGTACAACCACAGGTCTCATTGTTAAATTAGATGACAATGATGACGGTACTTATGAAACTACTTTAACAATCAATACAGATTTTATAGTTGAGCCAAGTAATCCTAGAGTATTAAAGATTACAGGTGGCACAACTTACCTTGAGCCTTACAACAAGATTACAATTCTTGATACAAGAAGCTCAGAGAGATTCGACCCAACAATAAAAAACAATGTTCAGATAACTGCCAAGTGGGGTTACTCAATAGTCCCTGAAGATATTAAAACTGCAACATTAATTCAAGCCCTTAGATATTTTAAAAGAAAAGATACTCCATTCAACACTTATGGAGATGTCAATACAGGAGTCAGCGAGTTATTCTCCAAGCTAGACCCTGATGTTAAAACACTACTTAAAGCACACAAAAAGCTCACTTTAAGTGGCACAATTCTATAATTTTTTTAAATTTTTTTTAAAACCCTATAAACATTGAGCTTTTTTCTACATATTTCTTATTAAATACTTGCTTTATAATCAAAGATTATATAATATATTCTTATGAATGAAACAACTAAAATAAACTTCAAAAATCCTGACGGTAGTTTTAATCGTGATAAATGGCTTGATTTTATGAATACCTCTATACAATCAATTCCAAAAATTAATTCTTGGGTTGGTGGTGGAGATTTTTTAGATAGTAAAACTAATAAAATTAATTTTAATTTAAGTTCTTGTCAAGCTGATAATATTGCAATAAGAATGCCTAATAATTTATATGAATACTTTGGAGATAAAGGTTGGACAGCAGGAATACAGCCTGAGCCTTATATATTTACTGATGATGAATATTCTATGGGAACTATGACAACTGATAAAAATATGCTTTTTAGATTAGCAAATGTTTATAGTTGGGGATATACATTTTTAGTAGTTTATCCTGATAGAACTTGGAGATTTTTAGGATATTGGGAATATGCACAATATGGTCTTAAAAAATATATTCCATATAAAGTTCAAGAACAACTTAAAAAACTAGGTGTTTTATAATGTCAAACTTTAACACTAATGGTAAATTTGATGTTAGTAAATGGATTACTTTTATGAATGAAGCAATCCAAAACATTGATAAAACTTTACCTACAAAAAATTTAAGAGACTCATTACTTTGGAAAAATAATTTAGCATATAGAGTTTCTACTTTTGACAATGGTTGGCAACCTAGACATTCCTTATATGATTTAGAATTTATAAATCAAGATAAAGTATTAGTAAAATGTGAGCCTGAAAAAGAACTTAGAATAATTGCAAAAGATTCTAAAAATAAACAATCTCACTTCTTACTTAAAAAATTTACTAAGTTTGCAATTTATTATCCTAAAACAAATCAAGTAAGAGAAATAGATATGTCTGAATATGCAGACTTGGGATTAAAAAAATATATTATAAAATAATTTGTTAGTATGTCTCTATGGCAACTAATAGAAACTTTACCTTTAGTGGTTTTACATCAGTTAAAAGAAAATTACAGAATGGTAATTTTACTTTAATTCCTTTGCGTCATCTGATGAATGAACACGCAGAAGTAATTACAAAGAATGCCAAGAAGGTAGCACCAAACGACACAGGAACATTAGCAAACACTATTGACTTCAAACAAGTTGCTATGGTTGGAAGATTACCTAAGAAGATTCAGATTGAAGCTACTGCACCACACTCAGAATTTGTACACGGTAAATTCAAAAGATTACCTAGTGGATATAAACCACCACCACCTAAGAGAAGAAAAAATTGGGGTAATCCAAATTGGCGAACTAAACCACACTTCCCACCAATACAACCGATAGAAGATTGGGCAACAAGTAAAGGTTTGAATACTTGGGGTGTGGTACAATCAATCAACGAGAGAGGAACTCCCTTAGTTCCATTCTTGCTTTTAGCAGAAAAGAATACTAGAAAAGCGAGAAAAAAACTCACTAAAAAAGCTCAAAAGCAAATAGCATTGAGTTGGAAAATGAAAAGATAAGTGTATTATAAGGAGTGATATGCCAAAAGGATATGGATATGGTGGCTCAAGGTCATCAGGTAGAAGAAGAAGAAGAAGAAACAATAGAGGTAAAAAATAATGGATTGTTGTGGTAACGGTTGTTGCACAGGTGGTAGATAATGGCGTTTATTCACGGTAAAGACACCAAAGTAATTATAGACTCAACAGACTTGAGTGCTTTTCTTAATAGTGCAGAGCCTTCAAGAACTGCTGATGTAGGAGAGACTACAACTTTTGGAACAACAGGTAATGCAAAAACTTATATTGCAGGAAGTTCTGACGCAACAGTTTCTTTTGGGGGATTTTTTGACCCTACGGCAGATAATATTATTCAAGGTTTAGTTGGAACTAATGACAAAGTCGCAGTTATTGGTTTTGACGGAATAGACGCAACAGACGATTGTATGTTTGGTAAAGGCGTAACAACTAATTATGGGATTTCAAGTCCTGTTGGAGATGTTGTTGCAGTAACTTTTGACTTACAAGCAAGTGGATTTTTTAGTGGTAGTGTTCTTGAAAATGCAACAGTAACGGCTTCAGGTAACGGAACTGCTAGAGATAATGGAAGCTCTACTGCCAATGGTGGTGGTGCTTTTATAGTTGCAACATCAGTATCAGGAACTAGCACTCCTACATTAACTGCTAAGATTACACACTCAGCAGATAATGTAAGTTATGCAGACTTGGTTACTTTTACTGCTTTAACTTCAGCAGGTGCAGAAGTTAAAGAAGTTGCACTTGGAACAACAGTAAATAGATACTTAAAAGTTGTTTATACTGTTAGTGGAACAAACCCAAGTTTCAATGTTATAGTTGGATTTGGTAGAAAAAATTAAAGGAGAAATTTATGGCATTTACACACGGTAAGGATTCAGTTTTTAAACTTGATAACGCTTCAGGCTCATTAACTGATATTTCATCATTTGTAAATAATGTAGACTTCCCTGAATCAGCAGATGTTAGTGAGACTACGACTCTAGGAAGTGCAGGAAATTCTAAGACCTATATAGCAGGTTTGAAGGACTCATCGATTTCTTTATCGGGTCTATGGGACGCTACTGCTGACGCTATATTTGGTGCAGTTGTTGGGCAATCAGCAACTTTATCTTATGAATATAGCCCTGAAGGAACTGCAAGTGGCAAGATTAAATATACAGGAGAAGCGATATTAACTTCTTACAGTATTTCTAGTCCTGTCGGAGACGCAGTTGGCTACTCAGCAGACCTTCAAGTTTCAGGTGCAGTTACTCGTGGTACACACTAAGTAAGATAGGAGAGTCAGACGTATGACTAAAATTTTAAACTTAGATGACATCAAGTCATTACCTGATGTGCCGACTAAGACTATTGATATTCCACAATGGAATGTCTCTATAAAAGTCAAAGGCATATCTAAAAAAATGCAAATAGAACTTGGTAGATTAATTAATGGAGATACAACAGACGCTTTTGATTATCAAAAAGCATTGTTAAAAGCAAGTGTTGTTGAGCCTGAACTATCAGATGAATCAATAGATGAGTTGTATGAAAAAGACGCAACTGTTATTGATTTAATATTTGCAGAACTTAATACTCTTAACGGAGTAGGAAGCGAGATTGAATCAGCGTTAGCTGAAGATTTCAAAAGCGAATCCTGATTTAGTTTTTCAATTTAGATTAGCTCGTGAATTAAGAATGACAGTTGGCGAACTGCGAACTAAAATGTCATCATTAGAGTATTCACAATGGGCTACATTTTATTATGTAGAACAACAAGAGAAGGATAAACAACGAGCTATGGCAGAAGCAGAAGCTAAGAAGAAGAAGATGAGATAATGGGTAGTTCCAATATTCTTATCAAACTTGTATTAGAAGGTTTTAATAAAGCTAAAGCCCAAATGAATACTTTGGGTAAGAAAACTGACGAGTCAGGTGGCAAGTTAAGTAAGTTTGGAACTGTTGCCAAGATAGGTGCAGTTGCAGTTGGTACAGTTCTTGTAAAAGCATTAGCTCAAGCTACAAGACAATTCATAGAGTTTGAAGATAAACTTAACCAATCTCTTGCAATTATGCAGACAACTGAAGAACAACAGTTGGCTATGGCAAGAGCTTCTCGTCAAGTTGCAATAGAATCTCGTGTATCAGCAAGTGAATCAGCAGAAGCATTTTTCTTCCTAGCGTCAGCAGGTTTAGACGCTGAACAATCTATATCTGCACTTCCTCAAGTTACCAAGTTTGCTCAAGCAGGTATGTTTGATATGGCACTTGCTACTGACTTGGCTACTGACTCTCAATCTGCATTAGGTCTTACAGTTAAAGACGCAGAACAAAACTTAACAAACCTTACAAGAGTTACTGATGTTTTAGTTAAAGCTAATACATTAGCAAACGCTTCTGTTCAACAGTTTGCAGAAGCACTTACTACAAAGTCAGGCTCGGCTTTAAAAGTTACAAACAAATCTATTGAAGAAGGTGTTGCAGTTCTATCAGCTTTTGCAGACAGGGGTGTTAAAGGTGCAGAAGCAGGAGAAAAACTTAACCAACTACTTAGAGATACAACAAGAGCAGTAGGTAAGAACTCAGAAGTATTTAAGAGATACAATATCAATGTTGTTGATAACGAAGGTAACTTAAAAAACTTAGCAAGTGTTATTGACGAATTAGACAATGGTATGGCAGGTTTGTCAGACCAACAAAAAGCAGTTTTATTAGACCAATTAGGACTTAATCGTGGTGTTGCAGACGCAGTAAAAATCTTATCAGGTGCAGGAGACCAAATACGAGAGTACCAATCTGCATTAGAAAACGCAGGTGGAGTTACTGATGATGTTGCTAATAAACAAGTGGAATCTCTACAAGGTCAATTAGAGATACTTAGTTCTAAATTTACCGAAGTAGGACTAAGAGTTGTGGACGCTTTAGCACCTGCTTTGGAAGGTGCAATAGGATTATTAGACGGAATGTTAGATTCTTTACTTGGTGTTGATAAAGGACAAGATGAAATTATAGACTCAACAGAGAGATTTGCTGAAGCTCTTGGAACAACAACTAAGCAATCATTCTCTACTAACTCAGCACTAAACGACCAACTAACTTCTGAAAAACAATTAAGAGATGAGACAGAAAATATAATTGATACTTATAGAACTCTTACAGACGGACTTAGATTCCAAGAAGCAATACAAAGAGACTTAATTAATAACACTCACGAATTAGATAGAGAAACAGGAACTCTTAATAGTACAAAAGAAGAATCAGTTGAAATCACAGAAGAAGAAATAGAAGCAGAGAAAAAACTTGCTAAAGATAGAGCAACGGCAGGTCTTGACGCTCTTAAGAATCTTAATGACGCATATCAAAACTTAAGAGATATAGAACAAGACAGACTAGACCTTATAGATAAAGAAGCTCAAGCATTAACAAAACTTAATGACGAGAATGAAAAACTCAAACAAGCAAATGAAAAAGTAACAAAAGCAAAAGAAGATTTTGAGAAGATTTCAGGTCTTGGTGCAAAAGTAACTAATGAAGAAGCCTTAGCTATTGCAAGACAAAGAGAAGAAATTGCTAAATTAGAATCAGAAGAAGATAAATCAGAGATACAAAAACTTCAATTAGCAGTAGCAAGAGAACGCTTAATAGAACTAGAAGAAAAATCTATTGCAGTATCAAGAGAAGAAGAACAAGCACTTAGAAATATTGAACAAGCTGAAGCAGATGTTGTTACGCAGACAGAGAAATTACAAAAAGCACAACAGGATTATCAAAAAGCACAAGAAGATTTAGCTATAGCAACTGCTGATTCAACAGAAAATATTTTAGAACAAGCTATTGCAAAACAACAATTAGACCAAGCATTAGCAGATTTAAGTAGCTCAACAACCTTTTCAGACGGTATTGCAGAAATGGTCAGACTTGTTGGTGGAGATTTAGAAACATTAAGAAATCAATTTGGTGCATTATTTAATTTAGCAGGTAGAACAGTCGGCAACGAAACTATGCCTGATGTTACAAATAAAGTTATTGATGATTTAGAAGAAATAGCTGATGACTCTAAATCGCCAACAGAAAAAGGTAAAGGTCGTAAGTTTGGAATACTTGGAGAATCTGAGCAACAATTAGTCTCAGACTTTGCTGAAAGAACAGGTGGTAGAGTTGGAACAGGTGCAGGTGGAACAATAATTACCGTTAACACAGGAAGTTTATTAGGTACAAGTGATGAAGTACAATTGGCAGTTGCAGAAGCAATTAAACAAGCTCAAAGAAAAGGGATTGAAGTAGCGTTGTAATGAGTGCTAATTTTGATTCCAATGTATCACTAACCCTACAAGTAGCTTTTGATTCAGAGCCGTTTGATGAGACTCAATCATATACAGACATTACATCTTATTTAAGAGCATTTACAACTAGGCGTGGTAGAGCTAATGAGTTAGGAGACTTTGTTGCAGGTACAATGAGCTTTTCTGTATCAAACGCAGATAATAGATTTAATCCTAACAATGCTTCTAGTCCTTACTATGACTCAGGTAATGCTAGAACAAAAATACAACCACTCAAAAGAGTTAGAATGTCTGCAACTTATGACTCAACTACTTATTTAATATTTGAAGGTTTCTTACAATCTGTACCTGTAAAGTTTATATCTGAAGGTGCAGATTCCATAGTTACCTTTACTTGTGTGGACGCATTTAAGATATTTCAATCATCACAGTTGGACGGGGTTGGTTGGAGATTAGGTCTTGCAGGTTTTTCTGAACTTGGTTTATCTACAAGATTATCTTATGTTGATGAACAAGAACTAAGCTCTGCAAGAATTACTAGAATACTTGACGCTATTGGATTCCCAAGTAATCGTAGAGATATACTTACAGGAACAAAACAAGTTATATCACAAGCAATAACAACTAATGTTCTAACAGGACTTAGAGAATGTGAAACTGCTGAGAATGGACAGTTCTTTATTTCTAAAGACGGTAAAGCTACCTTTAGAAATAGAGAATATAAATTATCAAATACCAAAGCAATAAATGTTCAAGGTATATTTAGTAATGACGGAAGCAACTTACCTTATACAGATGTCTCAACTTCTTTTGATGATAATGAGATTATAAATGTTTACGAATGGCAGAGAAGTGGTGGCTCAATACAATACAAAGCCGATACTAATTCTGTTTTAAGATACAGAGCAAAAGAGTTAAATAAATCTACAATAAATATTTCAGACGCAGATGTTTTGTCTATAATTGAACAGAAGATAGCAGAGACATCTTTACCTATTGTTAGAATTGACAACTTGACTTGCAATCCTAGAGAGAACACATCTCTTTGGGAACAAGTTTTAGGTAGAGAGTTCGGAGACAGAATATCTGTTAAGATAGTCAATGTGGACGGCAGTAGCTTTACAGATGAGCTATGGATTGAATCTATATCTCATAACGTCAATGCTTCAAGCCAAAGTTGGTCTTGGACGGCTACATTAAGTCCTGCAGGAAGTTCGGCTTGGATATTAGGTCAAGCTAAACTAGGAGAAGGAACAAGATTTGTTTATAGTTAGGAAGGTTTATTAAATATGGCAGGTGCAGGTTGGAAAAGTTATAGCACAGGAGATTTAATTAGTGCTACAGAGTTTCAGACTTTTATACAAGACCAAGTGGTGCAAGTGTATGCTGATTCAAGTGCGAGAGATACTGCATTAGGTACTTCTGACGCTGAAGGTATGTTTTGTTTCTTAAAAGATTCAAACACTTTACAATTTTATGACGGCTCAGCTTGGGTTAATTTTATTGGAGAAGGAGACATTACAGGTGTTACGGCAGGAACAAACTTATCAGGTGGTGGCTCATCAGGTGCAGTAACAGTCAATTTAGCTATTGATTCAGAAGTAGCTTTTGCCGACCAAGTAGCAAGTGCAATAGTATTAAAAGATTATTCAGAAACAGATGTAGCCTTAACTTCATCATCAAACGCACTAGCAATAAATTTAGCCAATGGTAATACAGGTAGTATTACTCTTACAGAAAACATAACAGATTTTGATTTTACAAATGTACCAACTAATGGTGTTTCAACATTTACACTACAAATAACACAACACGCTTCAAGCTCAAAGACAGTAGCAATTAATCAAATTACAGTTAATGGTGGTGGACACGTTACAGGCAAAACGGCAGGTGGTGGTGGATATACAGTTTCATCAGGTGCTAACGCAATAGATTTAGTTACTTTTTTATTTTATGACGCAGGAACACCATTAATAAACGCACTTCAAGAATTTAGTTAGGAGTTAAGTATGCCTTTAGGTAGTGCTAGATTTGGACTAGGTGGTGCAGACTTAGGTAAATTAGAATTGATACAAACACAAACTGTAACAAGTGGAACTACTGTAGATTTTACCAATATAAAAGAGGATATTTATAATGTTCATTTTGTAACTTGGGATAATTTAGATAATGATAATAGTTCAGGAACTCCCTCTTTACATACTAGATTATATGAAAGTGGAGTTTTAGAAACTGCAAGTGTTTATCAATATGCAAGACAAATTGGTAGAGATAATGGAACTTTTGCTGAACAAAGAAGCACAGGAGATAGTGCAATATCACTTACTTTAGGAATTGGTAATGCAACAAATAGTAAAACAGGTGGGTATCAATACATTTATAATGCAGGGGATAGTTCTAAATATACTTTTACCACTTTTCTTACTTATGCACCAGCAACAACATCTGATAGTGGATTTACTTTTGGAAGTGCAGTTTTACCACAAACAAGTACAGTAGATGGATTTAGTTATACTTGGTTAGGTGCAGACTTTACAAGTGGCACAGTATCTCTATATGGAATTAAGGAATAAGTAATGGCAGGAAGTTTAGAATTAATTAAATCTGCTAGTGGAACTTCTGTTAGTTCATTATCAGTAACAGATTGTTTTAGTGATAAGTTTGATGTGTATATGGTTTCAATATCTAAATTTGATTATATAAGTACATCTAATGCAGGTGGTATGAGATTTATAGATAGTGGTGGAAGTGTTATAAGTGATAGTGAATATGACCACGCAGATTTACAAATGAGAAGTTACGCTAGTTTTCAAGAATTAAGAAGCACAGGTGGTACAAGTATGTTAGTTGGTATTGATAGTGCAGGCGGTCAATTAGAAAATACAACAGGTTTTACTGCATTTATATACAATCCTTTTGATAGTTCTAGTTTTACTTTTACAAATTTTCAAAATAGTGATTTTACAAGTGGAAGTGGTGGAATTGGTTATAAAGGTATAGGTGTACATAAATCAGCAGAACAAATAACAGGCGTTAATTTTTTTAATAGGGGTACAGGAAATATAAGTGCAACAATCAATGTATATGGAGTTAAATAATGGCAGGTAGTTTAGAAAAAATTTCAGAAACAATTTCAACAGGTAGTCAAAGTTCTTTAATAGTTACAGGAATTAATTCAACTTATGATGTATATGTAGTTCAATATTATGTTAGACCAACAGATAATGACAAAGATTTATATGTAAGAGTTACAACAAGTGGGACAGGGGATAGTGATAGTGAATATGATATG